CTTCCGATAACGTTTTAGCAGTTCCACCTACTTTTGCAATCCAAAGATTTGCATGCTTATTGTAAGCGGGCACTTGCCATACATTACCAGGAAAACTTTTGAAAGTAATTTTTACTGATTCTACGTGATCAATAAATCCCTTTCCCCAGTTTTCTGCTACACAGTATTGATATGTTTTTGCCATAGTTGTCCTCCTTAATCACTTGTTGTTGTTACTGTTGTTGTTACTAAACCTGTTCCGTTCCATTCTTCAGTGTCTGTTCTAAATGGAACACCACCAAAAGCTAAACCTAAAGTTTGAGTTCCAGCTCCTCCTAAAACATTTCTTCCAACGTTTAAATTAGTTACATTCGACCAATTCGTTCCATTCCAAGATTCTGTTGCTGTAGATCCAGCAACACTTGGAGTTTCACCTCCAAAAGCTAAAGCTGCTGTTTGAAGTCCATCACCCGCTAATTGTCTTCTAGCTAAATTTAAATCATTTACTTCAGTCCAACTTGTTCCATTCCAAGATTCTGTTGCAGCGGTAACAGCAGGTGCAGGTGTAAGTCCTCCAAAAGCTAAACCAGCTGACGTAGTTCCAGCACCTCCAGGATTACCATCTCTCGCTGTGTTTAAATTATTAACTTCAGTCCAACTTGATCCATTCCATTGTTCTGTGTTAACAGTGCCACCGCCTCCAAAATTTAAAGCTGCTGTAGAAGTTCCTAAACTTCCAGCATTAGGTGAAGTGTCATTTAAATTATTTACTTCTGTCCAGGTATACCCATTCCATGATTCTGTATTAGTTGTGCTACCTGGTGATCCTGGAACATCTCCACCAAACGCTAATGCTGATGTGCTATCTGCACCAACTCCTGCTAAATTATCTCTAGCTGTATTTAAATCATTCACTTCAGCCCAAGATGTTCCATTGTAATTTTCTGTGTTTGCTACTCTATCGGGTGCTCCACCTCCATATGCTAAAGCAGAAGTTTGTGTTCCATTTCCTGCTAGAGATTGTCTACCAGTGTTTAAACCTCCACCAGTCACCCATGCTCCAACGGCAACATCTGCGTTCCATGCTTCAGTAACTCCTGTAACTGGAGGCACTTGTCCACCAAAAGCTAATCCAGACGTGCCTGTTCCAGCACCTGACAATTCACTTCTAGTTGTAGCTAAATCATTTTCTTCAGTCCAAAGAGTTCCATTCCAAGATTCTGTTCTTCCATAAACTACAGAGGGACTATCAGTTCTACCTCCAAATGCTATAGAATCTGTGTTTGTTCCAGCACCACCTCCAAAAAATCTTGCAGTATTTAAATCAGCAACACCTGTCCAAGCTGTTCCATTCCAATTTTCTGTCTTAGCTGTATGAGGAGGAGTTTCTCCTCCAAATGCTAAAGCAGCTGTATTAGATTTTCCAGCTCCCATTACATACTGTCTTCCAGTGTTTAAATCAGCTACTTCAGTCCAACTCGAACCATTCCAACTTTCAGTTATTGCAGTTGAAGGGTTTCCACCAAAAACTAAACCATTTGTATTATCAGTTCCAGCTGCTCCGCCATAACCTCTAGCTGTGTTTAAATCTGCAACTTCAGTCCAAGCTGATCCATTCCAAGATTCGTTTAAAGCTGAATTAGCGGTTATAAAACCACCTGTACCTAGAGCAGATGTTTGTGTGCCGGATCCGAATAAATTTTGTCTAGCAGTATTTAGATCTCCTACTTCAGTCCAAGCTGATCCATTCCATGATTCGTTTAAAGCTGAAACAGAACCTGTGGTTCCAGCAAAAGCTAAAGCAGATGTATTAGATGCACCTGCGCCTGCATGATGCCTTCTAGCTGTATTCATAGCTGCTTGAGTAGACCATGCACTACCAGCAAACTGCCGACTGTATTTGTATTCGTTTGCGTTAGTGTCGTACCAAAGTTGACCTGCAACAACACCATCTTCGCCAGCAATATCTCGGACTGCCGTGCCCACACTTTCTTTATAAGTAGCCATGATTATTTATTCTTTAACAGCCAACCTTGTGTTCCGTCTGTATACACCAATGTATTGGCTGCCCTTTCTACTGAGACTGTTAGATCAGCAGTAGCACCATTGATCTTTTCAGAATTTCTTCCAACAGTCATTGTGTTTGTATCAAATGTTCCTGCGTAATCTATAAAGGCAACCTCATCACCGATTGATGGTGAAGCTGGAAGAGTCATTGTAACTGTTCCAGATGTAGTGTTTATGAAATATCCTTCACCTGCAACTGCAGTGAAGTCAGAAGTTTTTACGGCTTGCCATGAAGTACCACCAGATACTGCTGCAAAAGATAAAGTACCTGATCCGTTTGTTTTTAAGAATGTGTCTGCTGATCCATCAGCGTTTGGAAAAGTTAATCCATCAAGAACAATGTTTCCTGAACCATTTGGTGTAATAGTAATGTTACCATTTGCACCATCTACAATAGTAATCACACCTGAGTTTGTACCGCTGTTAGTATCTAATACTAAATTGTGTGCACCGCTAGATGTAATTGTTGCGTCTGCTGCTCCTGTACCAACTACAACTTCACCAGTTCCTTTTGGTGATACAGCTAAATCTATATTGGAATCACCGCCTAAAGCAGATAATTTAGGGTCACTACCTGTAGCTGAGTTTGTAACATTTAAATAATTTACAGCTGAACCTGTAGTAGTAAAAAATAATTGTTCATTTCCATTTTCATCTCTGATACCGTGAGCATCATCGAAATCTATCATGAAAGAATTAGTGTCTAAGTTACCACCTAACTGTGGTGAAGTGTCATCAACAAGATCACTTGCTAATGCAACAGATGCAATGTTTGGATTTGTGCCATCATCAGCTTTTGCGTAAGCTATGACTGTTTTACCATTTAAAACATTAACACTGCTTCCTGATCCAGAAGCATATTTAAACGTAATTGTTTGACCACCAGTTGTTGAATTTTTTAAAATATAAAAGTTTTGAACATCAAGAGGAATAGTGCAATTTCTAGTAGCTGTTAAAGATCCTGATGAAGTAAACTCTAAAACTCTATGAGCAAGAGCCGCTCCTGTTGAACCATCTGATACAGATAAAGCAACATCTGCATCACTTCCAAAATTTACTGCTGTATAACCACCAGATATTTGTTCAAATATTTGTAAATTTGTATTGGTTTTTGTACCCCATGTACCGGCGTTTTCACCAGTAGCTTGAAGCTCTATACCTAAAGGCGTATATGTTGATGCCATAAAATTTTTCTCCTATGCAGCGTCAGTATAACTTGTATTTGATCCAGTTGCAACATTTGAATACGAGCCGTTTGAGCCCGTAGTCTTATTAGAGTATGACGTATTTGATCCTGTAGCTTCATCAGAATACGACGTATTCGAGCCTGTTGTTCTGTCACTATACGATGTATTTGAGCCGCTGTCAATATTAGCGTAATGTTGTATTCCTAATATTCCTAGTGTTGAAGTAATTTCATCTAAAATTAATCCTATACTTATATCATCAATATCAGGAGATCCTACAGCTGATGTTCCAGCTTGACCCGATAAACCAACTGACATGTCATCCACAGTTACAGAACCAATGGCAGATGTAGCTTCAACACCTGTTACATCAATTATTTGTGCATCATCAATTGTTAATTCACCTACACTAGCTGTCGATGAGACACCTGTAATATCTGCTGGACCAAACTCTAAACCTAGTGTGCCTACGTTAAATGAAGCTGATACTCCTGATATAGCCGCTGGACCAAACTCTAAACCTAGTGTGCCTAAATTTGCTGTGGCTGCTTGACCTGCGATATCTGGTGTTGAATCAATTTGTAAAGTTGTAGTTCCTAAAGTGGTAGTTGATTCTTGCCCTGATACACCAACTACATCTGCTGGAGCTATTGCACCAACACTTGCAGTTGCGGCTAAACCTACCGCAGGTATAACTTGATCAGGAGATTCGCCCCAAGAATTATCTCCCCATGCATCTCTACCCCAACCAACTAAAGTTCCTGCGTAAGATAAAGTTGGTGTTGCAAAGTCTGCCTGTTGTCCATCTAATACTTGACCTATACCTATCGTAATCTCACCAACTTGACCTCTCATTATTTTGAGAAGTTGATCTCCTGTTGGTGGATTTGGAATCATCTCCAAAGGAACACCAATACCATGAACAGCTGTTCCTAAAGTAGTGTCTGCTTGTTGACCAGATAATGCTACAGAATATTCAACACCCCATGCACCGTTACCAAAATCATCTCTACCCCAACCTTTAGTATTAAAAGCTTCAACGGTTCCTAATGATGCTGTTGTTGAAAGTCCTGTTGGAGAAATTAATATAACGTCATCTTGCCACTCGTTTGATCCCCAAGTGTTATTACCCCAGGTAGATGCCATAAGGAGTTCCTCCTTACGCTATACGAATGATTGCGTTACTTGCGTCTGCTGTTGGAAATTGAATTGTAAATGTTCCGCTAGAAACTGTTTTGTCACCACCAAAAGCGATAACAGCGACAGCTTTATTAGACTGAGAAGAGTTATAAATTAATGCACCATTAGCTGTGAAAGATGCTGAAGTAAAACTTACGTCTGCAAAATCACAGAATGCAGTTGTTCCAGATGTTGTTGGTGTAACACTTGTTAAAGTTGCACCACCTGAACTATATGCAGATCCTGATGTGTTTGAAATTTCGTTGTCAGTTGAGAAAGCAGTTGTTGCTGCACCTAAAGACGCAGAACTTGTGTATAAAGCTATTTTAAAAGTATTACCACTAGACGCAGTAAAATTGTGTGTACCCACTAAAATTTCTTGTTTGAAACTCGTACAAATTGCTGATGATATAGCCATAATTTTTCTCCTACGGGTTTGCTGAAGTTACCGGAATACGAACAGCGCCATCAGTATAGTCATCTCTTCGTCTTCTACCAACTTGCTCGTTAGCAAACTTCTGTACTTCCTGTTTATATTTATTCTCATATAATGTCAACATGTCTATCGGACCTTTTAAAAAACCGTATGCTTCTGATAGACAGCAATATAATAGTCCATTTGGAAAATTCATACTAATATAATTAGTGCCATCACTCTCTAATAATGCTGGTGCTGCGTTGTAATGAACTCTAAATGAATAGGTAGCATCAGGAACTGGAGCGAACATTATTCTTCCAGAAGTAGTGTCAGACTCTCCTGTTGCACCACCAAACATAGCATAATATTTAGGCTGTCCTCTTTTAGCTGATTCAGTTGATGGAACATATTCTTGTAAGTATGAAATGTCTTTTTTTTCTAAAAATACGTTTGCTCCTGTAGTGGCAGAAGTAGAATCATAAACTTGTAAAGCTCTAATAAAAACTGCTCCTGCTGGAGCGTTAATTGTTTCTTGACCTACAACTAAATTACCTGTTTGTTGTTTTCTATCGGCATCAATAGGAACATCTCTAAAAATTCTATATTGCGCATTTAAAATTATATTCTCTAAAACAGAATCTGATAAGACATTAGAATCTGTTTCCGTATAACTTCTAATCTGTGTCTTTAATCCTGATGCACTTAATCCAGCCATTATTTAATTATCTCCCTACAATCTGGACAACTTTTTTTAAATCTTAAATGTGTTGCACAGTGTTGTGGTTTAGGTTTTTGTACTTCTTCATACAAAACAAGATGAGGATCTTGTTTTTCTAATTTAAATATATTTTTTATCCAATTCCAAATATTACTTATCATGGTGTTATAGTAACTGGACCTGCGGTCACAGTTGGTCCTCCTGATTCTTCTGTTATACTAGGAGTTGACCCTAGTGTAAACGTAT